CCTGTCTTGAATGGCTGGGACTCCGAAAGAATATTAATGTTTTTTATTAAATCGATTAACGCATTACTGCCAATCTCACCGCTAATCGAGATGTTGCTAAATTGGATGCTGTGGGCATTGATGATGCCGTCGCACTGGATATTTCGATTCACGTAAAGCGACGCATTCGGTTGCCTGTAATTCGATGTGATATAGCGGGACGTGTTAATGGCGACACCTTCGTGATTCACATACATATTCCATTTCGTATCCAGTTGATTACTGTTGCCGTTTGCCGTTCCCATACCGTCACCGACCACTAAGTATTCGTTATCATATAAGGACATTCGCTGGATGTCTTGTATTGTTTTAATACCGATACCCAATGAATCCACTTTGACAATTGGTTCGGTATCTTGAATAATAAAATCATCCATTTTACTATACTATTTAAAAGAAATAAACAATTAATATTTATATAATAAAAAATGATATAACAGGAATACCTTGTGTAAAGAATAACGAAGCGGACGAAGTGGCGATGAAACGCATTCAAGGCATCCATAACAAAACGCAGGATATTGAACTGACGAACCAGCCCTATAACAACAAGAATGTCCTCTTACAAAGCGACGATTTAGCGACGATATTCAATGCGAACGGACTGGATAACATTGCGTTTAAAAATATAGACTTGTATCGTGTAGCGTTCGTTCATAAATCTTACTGTACGATGAAAAACATTGACTTTGACAAGAGTAATGTGAATTGTCCGTCGGATTGCCTTCCACTTCAAGATATGTCCTACGAACGCCTCGAATTTCTTGGCGATTCGCTAATCGGTATGATTGTCGCCAACTATTTATACACGAGGTTTCCCGACCAAAACGAAGGCTTCCTTTCGAAGATTCGGACAAAAATCGTAAATGGACGAATGCTCGGTTATCTATCCGAAAAAATAGGATTCCCGAAGTTTGCGATACTCTCGAAGCAAGTCGAGGAATCGGGAGGACGAAATAATTTCAAGATTATGGAAGATATATTCGAGGCGTTCATTGGGGCTTTGTTTCTCGACTTTCAGACCGAGAGCGACAAGGTTCAACTCCCGAATGCGATAACTATCGCTCCATTCACTGGGGCAGGATACTTTATCGTCGAAAACTTTCTTATCTATATCATCGAGAATTATATCGACTTTTGCGAACTCATACGAATCAAGAATAACTATAAGGATATGCTTGTATCCTATATGATGCACAATCTTCAAGATACGCCAAAGTTCTACGAAGTAAAGATACTGATGAAAGATAATGTTCGCATATTCACATACTGTATTAAGGACAGGAACAATGCGATTATTGCGACATCCACAGGTAGCAACAAGAAGGAAGCGGAGAACAATACGGCGAAAGAGGCGTTGCTCTACTACAACGTAGATATATGCGAGTATAATTCGAATATATAGGAAAAATACCATATAAACAAATTATATAATTTTATATTTACTATTCTTCATTAATGGATACATTGAATATCACGCATCTCGTTTTATCGGGCGGAGGTATGCGAGGCGTCGTCTATATCGGGGCGATTCGCTATCTATACATTGAGAACTTACATACGAATATTACACATATCGCCGCCAATTCCATCGGTTCTTTTGTGGCGTTATGTATCACCTTCAAACTGACGATAGAAGAGATTGAAGAGATCATTTACAATTCAAAAGACGACAAGGAACTATGCTGTATCCCTACGAAGAATTACTATCGCCTGATTTCCAAGTTAGGACTCAGTTCTGTCTCGTATTTTATGGAGCATTTAAAGAAGCGACTGCGTATCAAGTATCCCTATATGGACGTAGCGAATGCGACGGACGCCTCGTTTCGAGAAATATCACAACGGTTCGGAGTGAATCTCTATTTCTCCACGACGAATATTAATCGATGCGAGAATCGTATTTTTTCCATTGAGGATACGCCTGATGTATCCGTATTCACCGCTTGTGAAGCGTCTATGGCGATTCCTTTGCTATTCACACCAGTTGTCATTAATGACGAGCATTATTACGATGGGGCTTTTACAAATAACTTTCCGATTAAAATATTTTCGCACGTTTCGAAAGAAAATATCATTGCGATGATATTGTATAAAGAGAGAGCCGAATACGTCCCGACGAATACGAAAATAAATATTTTTTATATTCTGCGACAAATCTGTAAGATGTTTGAGATACTGCGTGTCAATCAAGTAACCATCAATGAACTCAACACCGATGATAAAGATTACTATTTTATGCCTAAGAATATAAACTTACAGTATTCGATGAATGTGGTTGTCAATCGTAAAGGGGTGCGTTTAGATTTGTCGTCGGAACAGATAGACGAGATGATATTACACGGGTTCAGTTGTATGGCGGTGTATATCGATAAACGCCGTGCGTTATTATATGAAAAAAATAAAGCGAGGCTATGCGGTTTCGAGGATTCTGCGGATGCTAAGATTCAGGAATCGCTGAAAGCCGAGAACTCCGTTTGAGTTTTATATCAAACTCTTTTAAACCCTTATGAACTTTGGGGATTTTAGAAGGTGTAATGATAGGCATATTCGAATCACGTTTGAATTTCACTACAATCTCTTTTAAACCATTATGAACTTTGGGGATTTTAGAAGCCGATGAAACACCAGTTCTTTTTACATATTTATGTCTTTTACAAAAGTCATCGATGCTTTCTGGTTGAATGTTTTGTATCGGTAACTGAGTATATCGCTGAGGTTGCCGAGGTTGCTGAGGCGGTAGCAATATTCTTCGTGTATATCGTCGTGTCTGCGGATGCGGTGGATGCGGCGGTTGATACAGTGGGTATGCTTGTAGCGGACGGAGCGGATACTGCGGGTATGCGTGTATCGGTAGCGGTAGCGGCGGTTGATAGGGTTTGAATGGGTTTTCCAAGTATTGTCGTCGAGACTCTTTTAATTGTTCTTTAATGTAATTCTCATAGTTGCGTAGTTCTTGTAGCCGCCTTTCTCTTTCCGTCATCCGACTTTCTTAATATAATATATATATTATTATAGTAAAATGAATAATAATATTAACGACGAACCCTATATATTTCTCTTAGATTTAGATGGCACGATTATAGGCGATTGTAGTTATCAATGCGACATCTATAATATACAAGAAATCATCAAGAAGAATATCAGTATAAAGAATCATAACATTCAGTTGGGGAATCTTGTGAAATATAAAACGACGTGCGACAAGATGCTCGAAAAGTGCTATGATTTACAATCGAAATTGTTGCGACCCCACTTTGCTACGTTTATGTCCGAGATGAAAAAGAAGTTCGCCAACTGCTACTTTTTTATTTATACGGCATCCGAGAAAACGTGGGCAAATAAGGAGATTCTCATTATCGAAAAGCAAAACGGCATCAAGTTCAATCGCCCTATCTTCACACGGGACAACTGCTTTAAAGATGCGTCTGGAAATATTCGAAAGTCCGTTCATAAGATACTACCGCAACTATTAAAAGCGATGAAGATGCCTAAGACACACGCTATCGCGAATCATATCATCGTTGTCGATAACAACCCGACGTTCGTAGATTATACCGACAACCTGCTTATCTGCCCCACATACGATTACCTGAAATTTCATAATCTATGGGATAATATCCCGCAAGAATACGCTAAGATATCCGAGTTAAAGCAATTCGTTTCAAGGCTCATCTCAAATAAAAAACTGTATATCAGGAATAACCCATCGAATACGATTATCTTGGAGAAATTACATCGATGGCTCTATCGTAAATATAAAAAAATAAATAACTACAATATGAAGTTCGCAAACGACACCTTCTGGCTAAACCTCTCGACGCTCATCAAGCACCACAACATCACGGCGTTTAATAAAAAGACCGTTTCTATGCTTTCAAAAAGCATATAAGGAAGGAGCGAAGCCAGTGAAACCGTGAAACGGCATAGCATATAAATAGATGACGCATAGTATTATATTATATACCTATTTTGAATTATGACTACTGCCGCTACTGTCGCTCCTGTGATTTACATCAGTTTCGATATTGGGATTAAGAATCTCGCTATGTGTATCTTGGAAAAGACCGAGGACGAAATCCACGTATTAGACTGGCGTATCATCACGTTAGCCGAGAAGAAAAAGGATATCAAAGGGGTTGATGACATTTCCGAGCGGATATATATGGAACTCGATAATGTCATCGGGTTCTTAAATGGCAAGGGGATTGATGACATCGACTATGTGCTGATTGAGAACCAACCGTCGAACTTGAACGGGATGATGAAATCCATTCAATACATCATTTATTGCTATTTCAGTCTCCTTAAATACTGGGACAAGGTCGTCGAGAACGTGGTGCTTGTGAATGCGGGACTGAAAACGAAAACGCACGATTATAAGCCAGACGTCCAAGTGAAGATGGATGCTACACCGAAGACTGCGAAGAACATCAAGGGGTTTCGAAACGATAAATATAAAATGAATAAGCAGACGAGCATCGAAATCTGTAAAAATTACATCAAAGACGACGAGACGCTATGCGAAATCTTTGACGACAACAAGAAGAAAGACGACTTGTGCGATGCGTGTCTCCAAGCGGTCGCTTATATACGGATGAATACTACGAACGTTACGAACGTTACGAACGTGTGTGTCGATAAAATGAAATATAATAAGGTATCGTTTAAGGAAATCGCAGACGTATCCGTCGTGTCGGCTTAGGCTTCTTAGTTGGTTTTGTGGTAGGTTTCTTTTTCTTCGTATCCTTGGTAATAGACTTAGGCTTCTTCTTTTTACGTCCACCCTTATATCCCAAAAGAACCGACGTATATGTTGGGGGATACGTAGTAATTTTAGGATTAAACCCATTTATGATGTGAAGCATACGCATTTTATGAATATATTCATTTCGTCTCTCGCATATCGATACCAACGATAGTCGTATAATCTTTATAATTTCTAATTTATCTATATTATCATTCTTTGTCTTCACTAAATAAAGAGATAATGTATCGAGACGTTGTAAAACAGAATCGGTGATAGTAAGAAAATGTATTAGGTCGCCTTGCGAATAAGCGAACATTTGCGTAAGAAGAGGTGCTTTCTTGTCAATTGCGAGTTCGTCGCTTACACTGCTTACACTGCTTACACTGCTTACACTGCTTACGATTGGTTTTGGTGCTATTTTTTTAGAACGTAATAATAAAAAAGAAGATAAACGACTGGTGCTGTTAAAACGTTCGCTTAATGATACAATGTATTTATTTATAAGACCATCTATACGTTTCGCTTGTTTCGCTTCGTTCCCTTCAACCCTGTGTATTTCGTCAATCGTCATCATTATATTTTGGATACTTTGTAAAAAGGTTTTGATACGTTCATTCTCTGCTATCATTTTGGCACGTATATCCTTGTTTGTAAGATGTTTAAACATTTCAAATAGCCCGTCGTCGGGAAATAATCCAAATCTTTTTTCGGATTGAGCGATTACGGCTTGATGTTCGGTAGTATCAGGCGGAACTGTGTACCAATAATTTTTAACACGACTTGACGATGTTTTATTCCTGTCCGCTTGTTCTATCAATATATCTAACAATTTTTTTGTTATATTCTTGTTCCATTGTGTCTGTTGTTGTGCGATAGCAGATATATTTCGAATCTCTCTATGTTCTGTTTCATTTAGTATGTTTATGTTCGTCAATATAGCATAAATGTTCTCCGCAAACGCATTGAAATACCTTGCTCTCATCTCAATATAATAGATTACTAATATCCTCATTTCTTGTTTTTTATCGGATTTGTGAATAATCGCATCCCGTTGTCTTTTATCCATATTCTAATAGTATTAAAGGAAAAATAAAAGGGTTTAAGGAATGGGACGCAGAAGGTTTCGGTGCGAAAGCATCATTTATAATATCTTCTTTCTCTTTAATTTTGTTATAAGTTCCTTCTTCGTATAAATAACACGGATACCATCTTTTGTCTTTGAAAGTTTAATTTGGTTGGCTTTACATAACCTCTTTATGTCCTTCATATTCATATCTGCGTGTTTTGATTTAGTGGGATTTCGTCGTCCGCCACCGAACTCCATTTCTTCTACCAATTTTTTATATTTATCATCATGCAACTGTATTTGAGCATCACGTTTTGATTTTGAAATAACTCTTAAAAGGTCAGAATGCCTTGGAATTGGAACTTGTTTTGAAAGATTTACTATCCTTTGCACTTCTGCTTCATCTGCTTTTCTTAGTTCGTCTTTTAAACTAGGGATATTGGCTTTTCCTAACCTAAGTACATCTTTGGCAAACTTCTCCTTTTCCATTTCATCCATCTCATTATACGAACGGTGGTATATAGTTTTGGTTCGTGTAGGCTGTGCTTCTCTTATTTGTTGCGGAAATGTTCGAATATTGTTATTTTTGAAAGTATCATAACGCATACCGTATTTTTTTTTCATTTCTTCTTTGTGCTGTTCTTGTAATCGCAATACATTTTCTAATTGTTTCTGAGTCGTTCTTCTACTATACATCGCTTTATTTTACACTTTATCTATAATATACAAACAAAATATTAAATATATTACCCTTATTC